TGTTACTGCCAAACCAAGAAAAGTTTTATCTTCCGTTTGATGGTAAACTTCCTCAACAGATAGTATCGGAACATCACTGACTTGTATAGAATCAAAATCAAAATACTCCATAAATTTACCACTAACTCCTGTTGGAATTGCAAGTATCATCGGAATTGCACCTTCTGGATTATTTTCGACTTTACTTCTTAATTCAATAGGTATCTGTATAACTATATTTCTTCTCTTATCAACTACAAAATCAAAATACTTCCCTGATTTATAGAATCTTTTTGGTTTTATATACCATGTTGGATACATAGAACCAATTCTATTCTCCAATATTCTAAAATCATCAGAATTCTTTGAAAACCATTCTCTATCATCTTCTATATCTACAATCTTTTCATAATCAGGATATACAACAATGTTTTTACTCTTCAAAAATTCAATATAAGTAAAATCATTCTTGTTATCCAATCTTGGATAACTTGCCATAATACCTATATAATTTACCTCTCTTGTTGATGTTAATAATGTTTTATATATCTTTCCTGCATTGAAAACACCTTCAGAATTAGTAAATGAAGAAGATTCATCAAAGAAAAAGAATACTAATGTCTTACCTTCATATGTTTCATTTCTCGAATGCAAACTAAACACTCTTAAACCTTTCGGAAATAATATCTCATTACTACCAATTTTTATAATCCCTTTCTTGCCTTGATTAACTTTTGTTCCAGATTCATAAATAGTATATTGTTTGAAGTAAGGAGAATTTTTTACTTTCTGTACTAACCTATCAAAAAATTCATTCTTTGATTGTTTTCCAGATGAACCAACATTAACTAAATCAAGAAAATCAGTTGAAGAAACACCAAAGAAATTTCTTGGATCATCATATCTTTCAAGTAAAAGATATATCAAATATAACTCTATCAATACTCCTATTAAACTTTTACCACTTCCCTTACCCCATAACCAAACAGACTCTTGTGGTCTATCAAAATTTTCATATACATCATCCCCTGTAATTATCTTTGAAATTTCTTCATAAGCATTCTCTGACAATGATTCATGATTAAGATATTGAGATGATTCTATAAATTCTCTTAATGAAACTATTGTTCTTTTTTCTTGCTCCATATATTTATCTAAAACTTTATCCCATTTCATAATTCCTCCAAAACCTTTTTACGATTAACCTGATTTGCACATAAAAAGAAATAATAAGATAGTTTATTTAATATTCTGTCATCTCTGTTTCTTACAAGAAAGTTTTTCAATACATGAAAATAAACATGACCTGTTCTATACGATATACCCATCTCTTCACATATATCTTTCATCGGTTTATAGGGATCTTCAAAAATCATCTCAATAAACTGAAAAAACCTTTTATTCTTTCTTTTTTTCTTCTTTATCTTACCATTCATACTATGTATAACATAATATTGCTCTACTTTCTTGAAAAGATATTCTTTATACTTTCTATAATAAAGCAAAAATATAAAATAATTCTTTATAATATCAATTCTCCGCATAACTTTCTTAGGTAAATTCATACCTAAAACTTTTGATAGAACAACTATATTACTTTTTGAAAGTCTTAATGATTTCATCAAAATTATCATTTTATCTATATTATCTAATCGTTGAAGATATTTCTTCATGAAATCAATATCTATATAAAATATATCATTGTCAATTTTAACTGTAAGTCTTTTCTCTTCTTTTCTTCTTACAAACAAATCATCAAAAGCATCAAAAAAATTATCATATATTTTTATATTGTCTTGCAATCTCATCAACTTTTACTCCTATCTTTTGTTTTACCTTCTGTAGTATATTTTTTCGTTCTTTCTCAGTAACATATTTATCAACTAACGGTAAAACAATCTCTTCAATGAAATAGAGAATCAAATCATCTATTATTTTCATCTCCTTATCTTTTACTTTATCAATCTCTTTCTCTATAACCAACTTTGTCCGTAAAAACTTGTCTAACGCCATTAATTCTGTTCCAGTTTTCTTAACTTTCCTCATAATGAAATCGATCTGATTGTTCACTACAGATAACATCTCCAATAAAGATTGTAAATAATTATCGTCTATATTTACATTCAATTCTATCTCTTTTTCTATTTGCTGATTTCTATTATTTTCAAGAAATGACTTAACTGTCATATAAGATAATTTTAAATCAAAACTTTCTTTTATATATTTACATATAGAAGGTATACCTGTCCCTTGATTATACAACTCCAAAATGATCCTGGCTATTTCAGGTCTTTTTGTTATCTTCGATCCTCTCAATTGTATCTCCTCAATATATTATTAGGCAATTCTAACTTAACCTCAAACATATTATGAAAATCAACAAGAATAACTGTTTTCCTTTGTCTTTTCTCAAATACAATACCAACATACGATTTAAAAAATCCATCTGTTATTATAACCTTATCTCCAATATCAAAACACCGTTCCTGTTTTATCTGTGTATATTCGTTTATTTTCTTTCTTAAAGTCTTTATTTCCTTCTCAGAAACTGCTAAAAAATTAGAACCGTTTTTGTAAAAATAATATACATACGGTTCTAACTTCAAAAATGTAATAAAATCAAAATTACTACCTGGTTTTAGAAATAACATATTAGACATTACAATTATCTTTTTATTATTTTCTTCAACATAATTATAATAAAAATCTTTGATCTCACCTATATAGTATTTCAAAAAATTTTCATATCTTCTGATTATGAATGGTTGTGAGTATCGTTTGACTCTTGCAACTGCCCATGTTTTTTCCATACACGCCTCCTTCTTATTATACCTATCTTACTTGTTCCTATCTTATCAAAAGAAGTTATCTTATTCAATAAAACATGATAATAAAATATATCTCTTTCCGAAACAAACATAACACCTTTTTTCTTTGGAGATATTGCAAACACATAAGAAGGTGCATCTTTTATAGGAACATATTCAATCTGATATTCTGAATTATTCAATACATTTTCTTCTATAAAATTCTTTTGTTTTAAAAACCACTTTTCGGTAATCAACGTATCAGGATTTTCTTTCATTATATCACCCCTTGTACCACAATCCATTCTCTTTGTTTTCAGCATATGATTTTTCTGTCTCATAAACTCTTACTATAATCTTAACAGGCATATGTATGCCCAGTAAATCTATTATCGAACTGGTAAGTAACAAAGATAAATTCTCACACGTTGGTTCCATTTTTGTTATAACTATATCACTTGTCAGAAAAACCCGACCATCTACATCATAAACTTTACCTTTATCTTTTAGTTGTAGAAAAGACATAGATTTCTTATTTACATCCTTTGGATAAAACAAATCATCTAAATCACTCGGAAACAAAGTACCTCCTTGTTCATACTCAATCCTATCAATCTGATACATTGAAATCAAGGTCTTATGGTCTAACTCATCTATAAGATTCTTAATCACATTAAAATCTACTACTACATCATCTTTACCCATATCTTCAACTTCTATCTCTACAATCACCTTCCAGTTATGTCCATGTAACCTATGACATTTTCCAAACTTTTCTGGTAATATATGAGCAGCACTAAAAATCCTTTCAGTACCAATTTTCATTTTCTACCTCCTTTTATATTAAAAACTAAAACATCACTCAACAAAAGTCTATCTACTGTTTCCCTATATCTTTCAAAATCAAAACGATATATAAGATTTTTAAATCTCTTCAATATAAAATCAATTTTTGCTTGATCTAAATCCCTGATTCTCGTTCTGAAATCAGAAACTATTATATGATCCTCACCAAAAATATCTATAAATTCTGTTCTTGGAGAAGAAATAAATCTCTTTAATACAGAATATTCATCTTTATTCACCTTAAACTTATATCTCTTTCCTATATCAACATACAACTTATCATAACAATCTAATTCTATTGTAAAATAAAACCACAAAAAATATAAATCCCTTACTGGATCATCTGACAGAAACAGAACTGAATTATCAATATTACTTACATCTATTTCTCTATCATCTATAACTATCTCAAGCATAGTTTTCCTCTTAGGTTTTCTTCTTAATAATAAATATATATTATTTTCGTAAAAAATCAAGTATTCTTCTAATTTCATTCTACTACCTTTGAGATTCCACCTTCTTTTATGATTTCAATATAATTACAATCTAAATCAAATTCTGGATTATGAGATATAACAAAAATAGAAGAAATCTCTTTCTTTAATTCTTCAAGTATATCAACCACAATACTATCTATACCTGTTCTATCTAATGGATCAAAAACTTCATCCAAAACAATCATATTAACATTATATCTTCTTCTTAAAATAGAATTAAAACTTAACAATAAAGCAACATCTATTCTTCTTCTTTCACCTGAAGAACAACTATCATAATCTTCATAACCTGTAAGTTTGAACTGCCATTTATCTCTAACTTCTCCTGACTTCAATATAGTAAAAGGTATAAATTCTCCTTGGACACCCCCACCTATCAATATAGACAGATACTTATTCAATTCATTGTTTATTTCGGGTAAATACATTTTCATAAGAAAACTTATGATACCGTCATATCCAAATCCTTTCTTCCAGAAATCGTACACTTCTTTTTCTTTACTTATATCTTCAATATTTTTCTCAAGTAAATTTATTTCTTTACTTAACTCTTTTATTCTTTTATTCTTTTCCTTCAAATCATCTTCATATTTATCCCTTGATACTTTATACTCATTTAGTTCAAACTTTATCGTTTGTAATTTATCTTCTAACTCTGAAACCTCAGATTCTATAGAAGTTATTTCATCAACTAACTTATCCACTTCTTTTTGTTTCTTATCTACCTGTTCTGATAACTTAGACTGTTTCTTTTCTAATTTCTCAATTTCTTTTTCAACAGAAGAAAAATCATAACTTATATCTTTTTCATCTTTAATTTCCCTCAAACATACAGGACATTTACCTGATTTAACCAGTTTCTGTTTTTCACCGTACTCTTTTTTCAATGTTTTAATCTTGAAACTTATATCACTTAAATTCTTTTCCAAATCATTCTTCTCTTTAATCTTTTCATTAAACAACTCTTTCTTACTATCTAACTCAGTATTTAATTCATATAACTTCTTCTTCATAGATCTTCTTTCTTTTTCTAATTTCTCTATATCCACTTCTTCATTAAGACCCTTTATCTTCTCTTCAATATCTTTAATCATACTTTTTAATTCTTTTTTCAATTTCTTACTTGATTCTAAATCTACTTCCAACTCCCTCAATTTTCTATCAAACACCTTAACCTTCTCTTTGGCCTTCTCTTGTGCTTTAATAAAAATATCAAGACCAAACATTTTCATCATAATATCTTTTCTTTGTGCATCAGTTCCATTTAAAAAAGACTGTGTCAAAGAACCTGAAAACAATACTGTATTCACAAATACATCTGGATGTATAATATCATTTATCAAACTTTGTGTTTTTCTTATATCAGGTAAAGATATATCCTCATCATTCTGATATAATTTTAATTTATGTATTTTACCTTTTTCCCTAACAATCAAAAACTCATCCTTATTAACCTTGAATCTCAACTTAACAATACATTTATCTTCACCTTTTCTAACAGGACCTCTTTTACCCTTTCTTAATAAATTACCATAAAGGGCAAAATATATCGCTTCAAATAAAGCTGATTTACCACTACCATTACTATCAAACTTAGGTGAATCATTATTTATCCCTTTTACAAAAACAATACCTCTTTTATCAAGATTAAAACTTACTTTATCATAAGACAAAAAATTCTTAATATCAATCACCAAGAACCTCATTCAACACCTCCAATCCTTTTTCAATAAAAACTTTATCTTTCTTTTTGTATTTAACAAACTCTTCTATTGCTTCTTCATAATCATAATTCATATTAACAACTTCATTTTGTTCATTTTCTTCTACCTTATATTCAACTATAATATCCATCAAATTAAAACTAACCTTCCTTCTATTATACTTTTTAAGTAAACTATCAACCAAATCCTCTTTTACAATAAATCTATAATAATCATAATCATTAAAATCTAAATCTTCTTCTAAATCAAAATTATCTTCAAATCTATAAGTTATAAACCTAAAAGACTCTGACTCTCTAAACATAACCTTATCTTCATCTAAAATATAATATCCTCTTCCACCAACTTCAGACCACTTCAGATAAAACAAAGAACCAATATTTCTCAAATTACCTTTTTCTTGATGCAAATGGTTATGACCTGAAAAAACATACTCATAATGTGATATATCTTTTTCGGAGATAACATACTCATCAGTATTTGTAAAATCAACCTCATTACCATTCTCTATTCTGTTGAAAACATCTATATAGTTGTGAACAAACAGATAACCGTCATTCTTTCTTAAGAATTTTTTTACTGATTTCAAATCCTCTTTACTATTTATCTCTTTGATATAGGGTAAGAAAACAAAACTATCACCATTTATATCTATTACTTTTCTTTTCTTAAATACTCTATTTAATCCCGATACAACCTCTATTGAGTTAATGAAACTCATTCTATATAAATCATGGTTACCAACTAAGAAATAAAACTTAACTCCTTTTCTCGTATATTTATTTATAACTTTAGATACAAAATAAGATACAACAACATCTAACTTATATCTTTTATCAAATAAATCACCACAAAAGATAACAATATCTGGATTTTCTTTATCTATTATTTCATCGAAAATTGTTATTTGTTTGAAGAAAAACTCATTTAATCCATTAACCAACCTATTACCATATGTCCTGAAATGTGTATCCGTCATAACTAAAATCTTCATCTTTTCCTCCTTGACAAATTTCTGAAAGGTTCGATAAACCACTGAAATTTTTTGAGAAAATCAAGCATCTTATATCTATAGAAAAAAGACCGACAAAAATCAGTATCAAAATTACCTAACCTGAAATAAACTTTTCGATTTTTCATATCAACATATCTAAGATCCACTAATTGTCTATTTTTCAAATATACTTCTTTATATTTTTTCTTAATAAAATCAACACCATAATTGTCCAACATACTTTTGAATCTCTTAGAACCTATACCTTCAACACCTTTTATATTATCAGAAGAATCGCCAACTATACTTTTAAATAGAATAAACTCCTCTAAATTGGCTAAGCCTGTATACTTCTTAAAATTATTTTTAGTCACAAGTTTGTTGTCTTTAGTTACAATACTAACATCTTCATTAAAGAAAACACATTGATATAAATCATGATCAAACGATAGTATATATATCTTATCATCAATTCTTTGTGTTATAAATCCAATAACATCATCCGCTTCCACACCTTCAACTCTAACAGTATTCACACCTAAATAATGACATATCTCATCAATTAAACTTATCTGAGTTAACTTTTCAAACAGTTCATCTGTAGTCTTTCTTCCTTTCTTGTAATTAGAATATAACATGTTTTTTCTTTCATCTCTACTATCCCACACAAGAAAGACTTCATCAGGATATCCAAATTTATCAAAAACTGATCTAATATATCTAAGAAAAGAAATAACTCCTGATATTCTTTGACTACCAAAATATAATCCAGTATTCCAATCTTTACCTAATAACACACAATTCCCATCAATAAGATAAATCATAAAGCCTCCGTAATCTTATCAAGTATCTCTCTCAACTTACTTAGTTCATCTTTTTCTAATAACAATACGGTAGGACCAACTCTCAACAAAAATCTATTATTCTTAGAATATACAACCTCATACAGTATATCATTATAAACTTCACTATAAATCATTTTTACATTGTCTTTATCGTCTACTTCTTTGCTCAATCTTCTGTTCTTTGTATTCTTCATTCACACCTCCTATCAAGTTATAAAGTTCATCAACATTCTCCTTAAAATAATTCACTAATTCAACACCTCTATATTTTTTTCCTTTATACTCATACCAACCTCCCTTCTTTTCTACAAACCCTTCTTGAATCGCATAATCTAAAGTTGATGATATATTATCAATACCTTCGTTAAAATCAATATAAAATCTAACTTTCTTAAACGGTGCATATATCTTATTCTTAACTGTTTCTGCCTCAACTTTCACTGCATTTATATTATCACCTTGCTTCACTTTCTCTACTACACGCAACCTAATCCTAACAGAAGAATAAAATTTTAATGCTTTACCACCAAAAGTAGTATAATGTGGTCCATAACCAAATGTTTGTATATTTTGTCTTGTTTGATTTAGAACTATAAGTGTCACATCATACTCTGATATTATCCTTCTATACATTCTAAATCCTTGAGACAGTAATCGTGCATGTAAACCATATTGAGAATCACCTACAACACCTTCTAATTCTGCTTTTGTAGTAGTAGCAGCAAGACTATCCCACACAATAACTGTTCTTGCTTTTTTATTTGCTTTTTTTGCTTCCTTAGCTACTTTTGTCATCAAATCAAATACATCTTCTATTGTATCTAAGTCAGAATATAACAATCTATTAGTATCTAATCCAAGTTGTACTGCTCTGTTCGTATCATAACTTGTCTCTGTATCTATTAAAACAGGAACATAGTAATCTGCTTTTAATTGTGCTTGTCTCAATATAGACAATCCTAAAGTAGATTTTCCTGTAGACTCATCACCAAAAATCTCTGTAATTCTTTTTTCAGGAATTCCTCCACCTATTATCTTATCCAATACATAACATCCTGTAGGAATAAAATCTTCAACATCACTTAATGTTTCCTTACCAAAACAAACAACTTCACTTAATTTTTCAGATAAAACATCAAAGACATCAGCCATCACACCTCCTTATCATACAGTAGATTCTACTTTCTTCATTGAAACTAAGGATATCAACATATCTTTCTTTGTAGATAATGAATCAACGGCTTTCTGCAACACAAGAAAAACCTCTCTTAAGTTCTGATAGAATTCTTGTTTCTCAATATACCTCTCATCTGTAATTATTTCGGATTCTATCATCTTCTCTGTAACTTTGGTTCCTTCTTCTCTAAATTTCTGTCTATACTCCGAATCAAGTTCTGCTTGTAAACGATTTAAATCAAATTTGGCCTTCTCTGTTAACATCTGAAACTTTGCTAACTTCACAGCAAAGAACCCATATATCGCAGAAAATTTAGATAACTCTTTGACTATATCATCTTCATCTATCTTTACATACTTATCAAATTTTTGTAACATATCATATAACTCCCTATCAATCTCTTTCAAAAATTTCATCTCTTTTTCCTCCTTTTTCCTTTATATTTTCTAAACATCTGTTCTATGTCATCTTCATCATCTGAATCATCGCTTTCAACATGAATTTCTTCGTCTTCTTGTTCACCTTCCTCTTCTATTTCTTCAGACTGAATCTTAACAAATTTTGCACATTTTTTCTTGTAAGGACATTCTTTACACTCTTCATCATTTTCATCATATTCACCAAAACATTCTGGTAAACTGGTTTTCTTCTTTGAAAATTTTCTTTCTGATCTGTCTTCTTCATCTATATCCTCTACCTCATCTTTCTCTTCATTTTCGACTTCTACATCTTCTGTCTCTTCATTTCTATCTTCCTCATCTTCTTTTTCCTCTAACTCTTCATTCTCAATATAATCTTCAAGTATATCAGCTAAATCCTCATATTTCTTTGTAACAAAACTATCTAAATCAGGTAGATTGCTAAGTAATTCCTTTATTTTCTTTTTGTCTTTGTAAATTGGAGATTGATCAAGAAACTGTATACTATATCTTGTAACACCTCCAGGTGGTGTTTCTCTTTTTAATATAATATCTCTACCTTCATATGGATCCGTGAAATCACCAAAATCACCTTCAGCCATATAATCCAAAAGATCTTCAAAAATACGCGGAGAACTAATCCAAACCTTAACTCTATTATCACTTCTATCAAGAATAATCCACGCACCTTTCACAACAACACTAAGTTTCTTGGCAAGTTTTCTATCTTCTGCAAGCTTACTTTTTCTTAACTGAGAAACCATCTCACATACTGGGCATCTTTCATCAAGAACCACCTTTGGACATAGATAAATCCTATCTAATCTATGATGACCTAATTCTTTAAAAGGTAGATCTCTATTAGGAGGGGCTATTATTCTTATCTTATTTTTGCCTTCCTTAGGTCGAAAAGTTTCAAATCCACCTCTTTCGTTCATAGATTTTACCTTTTCTCTGACTTTTTTCAGTTTATCAACATCAATCATAACAAACCTCCTTTTTTAATTATAAACTAAACTTATCTTTCAAAAAAGTTTATTACTTTTTATATTATGCTTGATATTCATGTCAATAGAAAAAATTTCAAAAATACTATCCAATTTCTTTTTTATCCTTTCAATCAATCTATCATAATCAATCTCGAAACCTTTTAACATATTTGGATCATCAAACGCAACAACATCTGTCGGTGGAAGACCTTTCGGAGTTCTTTTTACAAAAATATATCTCACTCTATCACCAACATGGAAATTTTTATTTAAATATTTATTGCTATATTTCACCGCTCTAATATGCATTATATTTCCTTTGTATTCACTAATAGGTTTATTTATACCTA